AGTAACAATCTCCGCAGCTACGCACCCTCCCCCGTCCCCTCTAGCATACCCACCTCAGTCTGTCAAGCCTGGAGTGTGACCAGTATAGGCTGATCAGTCACCAGAGATTCTGTACAGTGAAGAGAGAGTGTGCTAGTGGGTACTGCTCAGGACTCTTACCACTGTGTCACCACCCCGTCAATACTCTGCCTATTTATTAGTGTGACTCAATAGCCTGGTCTGGTCACGTTAGGTTACATAGCCATAGCAGCCCCAGAATCGTCGTCTAAGCGCTTTATCTGTTAGCCTATGCCATAGCATTGCTATAGGTGCTAATCGCTGGCATTTGTTACAGCCCAGCAATGGCGCGGCCTACAGCGCAACTCTATATGCCTATATATAGTAGGTAGATAGCTATAAGTTTGATGAATGCTTTGCTGTTTCATTATATAAAATAAATATGTAATTAATTTGAACTAATCAGCAGCAGTGTTGACTAAGTATTACAACAATGAAGCGCATAGCGCAGAGGACTACACAATGAGCATATTTAACAGTAAGTACCAAGCAATCAGGATATGGGGTCAGCACTTAGGGTCATTTGATTACTTTATAGAGAATGAGCAGGCCAAAGCAGAATCAGAAGACGCGCCTTTAGATGCTTTGTATAAAGATGGTAACACTTGGATCACCATTGCTGACTTGGAGAATAAGAATAACCAGCGTCACGTTATAAACAAGTTAATGGAATATTACACCTACTTTGAGACTCCAGAGAAAATAGAAGCATGGGAGCAGTCAAAGCCCAAAGTAATTGTTACAAAATAAATTGAACTTCTGAGCAGGGACGCTCTCTAACTAATACAACCAAACAAAATAGGACTACTACAATGACAAACAAAATAAACTTTAAAGACCGCGATACTCTATCAACGCTGCGCGAGGCTGTAGGAATCGCAGAGATTAGAACCACTGAGAGGCGTAGACAATTAGAAAATCCTACAGATTTGGAAATAGCGCGGTTTCGATCTAAGGAAGCAGAGTACAGCCTATTATCTGCCCAGTTACATCTCGAGTGGCGTTTAAGTCTAAACAAGGAATACGCGCATTTAGGCGATGCTATAGAAAACAAAAAAGACAAACTGCAAGCAGATATTGCCCGCTTGGATGTTGACAGAGCGCAGCAGTATTTAGACGCGGCAGAGTCCACATATAGGTTAATACACTCTCAGCAATAGTTGATTTATCCTAGGCATTCGCATAGAGTGCCTAGCATTAAACCAATTAATACAGACCAATAGAGGAACTACAATGGACAACCAAAACCTATATCAATCGCTGTTTCCCAGTGTATCTTTTAGCGACAAGGTAGCTGTATATTTTAAAGATGGTTCAGTTATTGAGCTAAAGCACTTGTACTACGATAGCTCGGCACTAGACCAAATCTGCTGGGAAAATGTAACCGATTGTCACGAAATCTAAAAGGGGCTTTATAATGAACACTTACATAGAAATAAAAGAGCTGATACCTGAGATACTAGAGCTGGGCTGGGCTGTTAAGAATGATACTTGGACGGATTGCCCATGGTCTGTTTATGACCAGTTACAGGCAGACTATGTAGCATATTTGTTAGAAACAGGGGCTTTATAATGGATAACCAAAGACAAATTGAGATTAACCGCGCACACCAGTATCTACAAAGTAAGATGCTAGAGCGTGAACTAAAAAGACTAGATAGAGTCTATTACTTTACAGTGACTCTGATAGTCACCACTACACTTGGCGGATTTATTGCCTTTATCAATTCAATCTGGAGCTAACAAAATGGACTACATAAAAAATGATTACGAATTACAGCAACTTGCCCTTAGCATTGCGCTAGAAGCTATAGAGGAAGTTAAACAGCACGGAGGCGATCACTATGAGTTTATAGACCAAGCTGCTGCTAGCAGTGAACACGCCATTTACACCTATAAAGCTATCATGCTCTGCGCTAACTGCTGCACAGATGACGCGGAAGCACTGCTGGACGATAACAGCTACAGGTTCGACTCATTCGCCCACCATGCCAGCATATTGGCAGAGGTTACAATACAGAATGCGGCATTGCAGGAATTTTACGAGCTTGGCGGGGAGGTTGCAGCATGATTACACCGACCAAAAAAGAGCAGAAATTTATAGACGCATATTTTGAGTGCGTTAGGTTTACTGAGGATAACAGCAATCTATTTTGTGAGATTTGGGAGCGCGAGCAGATCATCGAGTGCCTAGCATTTATGGTATACGCTGAGTGCTACCTATCAGATGACGCAATAGAACAAGCGGGTCATGATTTCTGGCTATCTAGGAATGGCCATGGCACTGGCTTCTGGGATAGGGACTCCAGTTATTATAGTGACCATGTTAGGGATTGGTTACAGCGCAAATCTGAGCAGTTTGGAGAAACCGACGCGCTGTATAACGAAATAGATACAGACCATTGGCAGCGCCTACGCGCAGATTACCCAGCTATTGAGTGCAGCGCCTAAATAATTCCCCGTAGTAGTCCAACCTTGCCCAGTGTAACAGCTGGGCTTTTTTATGCGCGCAGCTAATATAAGGCGATTTAAGGCCCTGCAATGCCGCCCAGTACCCTAGTATATATTTATAGCTAATCGCAGCCAGGCGGCTTTATATGGCCCTGTAGGGCTATAGCTAGTAGTTGCTAGTAGTTGCTGCGCCATAGCATCGCTATTGCTGGTGCTATAGACGCAAGAGTCCCTATGAGTACCGCAGAGAGAGAGCGAACCTGTTTCCCGTAATAGAGAGACTACAGAGAGAGAGAGAGAGACCATAGCCCTATGCAGATCATTCTTGAGAGAGAGAGCTATAACGTGACCAGAACCTGGTATTGGGTCACACTACAGGGCTATAGAGTATTGAACTATTGAGGGAGAGAGACTCTAATACCCTGCACTTTAACCAATAGAGAGAGAGAAGATGTCCGAAGATTACAGAGAGGCTATGTCAATAGCTGGGCTACAGGGCCAAGAGTTTCACGACTGGACGCAAACCTTTAAAGCAGACTACAAAGAGAGAGTTCTTGTAGACTATGACGGATGCAGAGAGTTTAATCTAGTCTATACCGATGGAGACGGTGGAGTAATGGTATTTAATAATTACTCAGAGATTTTTGATGATAAGGGAATCACTATGTCAGTAGTAGGAGGCTATTGCGATATAGCGTTTGAGCACATAAGAGAGATAATTGAGTATATGGAGGATGAGATGGAGAGAAGGATACAGGCTTTAGACGATGCAGAGAAGAGAGGAGCATTTGACTAATGGATTTTGCAGATATAGAGAATGATCAGCTTCGCACTGAGGCTATAGAGCGCTATGTTGTATGGATAGAGAGTTTACCCTATAGAGTAGGGAGAGCTGAGCAGGATAGCATCAGAGAGACTATAATTAATGACCTGGAGAACTGATATGAGAGTATTAAATTTATATGCAGGACTGGGAGGTAACCGTAAACTCTGGAAGGGCTGCGAAGTAGTAGCAGTAGAGAGCCACGAAAAGATTGCTGAGGTTTATCAAAGATTACACCCAGCAGATACTGTTATAGTTGGCGATGCCCATGAATACCTGAGACAGAATTTTAGAGACTTTGATTTTATATGGTCTAGTCCACCATGTCCTACCCATTCCAGAATGGCAAAAGCCACGCGCCATAAAAACAGAAGCTATCCTGATATGGGGCTATACCAAGAGATACTGTTTCTACAGCATTTTTACAAAGGTAACTGGGTGGTGGAGAATGTGAAGCCATTCTATGATTTTCTAGTGCCACCAACAGTGACAGTAGGTAGGCATTGTTTCTGGTCTAACTATGAGTTTGATGCTGTAGACGTTAAGAGGCCAGAGAATTTTATTAATTTAGCTAATCTAGCAGGTAAACAGGCTTTAATGGATTGGCTTGGCATACACTATGAGGAAAACATCTACTACAAAGGAAACCATTGCCCTGCACAGATACTACGCAACTGTGTACACCCTGAGCTGGGCTTGCAGATATTTAACCAACAGAGAGAGAACTGATATGAACGTATTCACTGGCCCTAATGACCTGTTACACGGTGATGAGCATTTAGAGGAACTAGAGGACTGGGAGCTGCGAGAGAGATTCTTTAATGCTCTGAGAGACTTAACAGAGGCAGCAGACACTATAGAGAAACTGAAAAGCCCTAAATGGACTCCTTACCCTGAAGATATTGAAGCGCTAGAGGACACTTTAGAGGAGCTGAAGTANTCTTTAAAGTAGAACTACTAGCAGTTATTGCTATAGGAGGGCTGTTTTGTTACTATATAGTCCAGAGGGTAGCATAAATTTTAACAATTAACAAACAGGAATTTAAAATGTTTAGAGAATATATGTTAAAGGGTACAATGAACCCAGAAGTGCAGGCGGTGTTTAAAGCTGCCGCGGATATTAATAATGGTGTTTTCTCACTGAAGGAAGCAGCGCAGCACTACAAAGTACACCCAGCAGTGATTGTGCAGTTTATATCAGAGAGTGCAGAGTATGACATGGTATTCAGTAGAGGAGGCGATAATGATTCTAACTAGTAGAGACCAGTTGGTGTTACAAGGCAAACGTGTTAGAGTGGTAGGGAGTTACAACATACCAGAAGAGAGAACGAACTACTGTAAACATCCAGAGCAAACAGACTGGACTAAGCCCTGCCCAATATGTAAGCGCAGGATTCGTGTAATAGCAAAGAATATGGAGAGTAAAAAAGCATGGTTATCTTAGGACGCAGTTTAACAATAGAGTACAGACTGGGCGTAGGCTTTGATCTGGAGTTCCCAGACAGCAGGCCAGTGTGGGTGTTTAACAGCTTTACAGAGAGCATAGAGGTAATGCCTTTTCAGGGTGTTATCTTACATCTACCACTTTGCCTAATCAGCTTTGGCAGAGTTTATGAGGAGATTTTTGAATGACTGAAGCAACCCATCAACCCTGCCCAGACTGCGGCAGCAGTGATGCGCTACAGGTGAACAAGAACAGCACCTATTGCCATAGCTGCGCCACATATACAAAGACTGAGGGTGGTTATCAGCCTGTAGAGATACCGTATGATGATCAGCCTACACCAAAGCCCAGCTTTAGTGCTGTAGAGAATATGCTGACTACTGGTAAGTATCAGAGCATTGTATCCAGAGGACTCACCACCGCCACAGTGAAGCATTACGGCATCCTAGAGACTCCAGACAGAACTTATTTCAGCTATCACAACCCTGACAATGCTTTAGTGCCTATTGCGGCTAAAATACGTCTACCAGACAAGCAGCATAGCATTGTAGGAGACTGGAAAGGCGCTGGACTATTCGGTCAGCATTTGTTCTCTGCTGGCTCTGCCAAGTATGTCACCATCACTGAGGGAGAGTTTGACGCTGCTGCAAGCTACCAGATGCAAGGGAGCAAGTACCCAGTAGTGTCAGTCTGTAATGGCGCTAGTGGCGCTCTAAAGGACTGTAAGGCAGCCTACGAGTGGCTAGACAGCTTCGATGCCATTGTCATCTCTATGGACTCTGACGAACCTGGACAGAAGGCTGCGAGAGAGATTGCAGAGCTGTTTGGTGGTAAATCAGCCATNATGAAGAACCCACCAGAGTACAAGGATGCCTGCGACTATCTAGCCGCTAATGACNCCAAAGCATACATTGCTGCCTTCTGGGGAGCAGAGAAGTTTGTACCTGATGGTATCATCAATGGCGCTAGTCTCTGGGATGAAGTGAACAGGCCAGTAGAGAAGTCTGCTGTAATGTATCCATGGGAGAGCCTGAACAAGCTAACCTATGGCATCAGAGAGGCAGAGCTAGTCACCATCACAGCAGGCTCTGGGCTAGGCAAGTCACAGTTTGTCAGAGAGATAGTGTGGCATATCCTGAAGCACTCTGAGGATAACATAGGCTTACTATTCCTAGANGAGAANGCACGTAAGACTGCACTGTCTCTGATGTCACTGGCGGTTAACAAGCCCTTGCACCTACCT